GAACCTGAACCTGAACCTGAACCTGAACCTGAACCTGAACCAGAACCTGAACCTGAACCTGAACCTGAACCTGAACCTGAACCACAACCTTATAGTTCATATAATTGGATATATGTTGTTAGACTTAATCGTGATGATAAATTGTGTAATCCATGGACTGGCTTTGCGGATGTAGGTGGACCTGTTCCTAGTATAGCATTAAAAGATGTATCATGGAGAGATACTACCATGTTTGGAGAAGATCTTGAAATTAACATAGTTGTTCATTTTAATGATTCTAGTATTGCTAATTGGTTCTATAAAGGTTGGGATTTACAACATTCTTTTGACTTTGAAGAATCACCTCAGAATGGTTCTTCAAGAACTGGTAAAACTATTTATTACAAACATAATGAATTTGATGGATACTATGTAGACACAGATGTTCGTCAATCTCGAAATATAGGTGATAATTGGCAATGGGTCTTTTGTAATACTGGAACGGGTGATTGGACTTATTACGATACGACTAATTTACAGAGAACAGATACTAACAACACATACGGCAGAAGTTTCTTATTACAATCTAATGTAGAACAAGCTAGTAAAATTATTACTTCTAATGGGTCAGGCACATCAGGCAATAATTATATTAATTGGGATTATCTAGAACTCTATGTAAAGGAACCGAAAGAGGATGCAATTTCAATATGTGAGTTTTTTTCCGCGGGTACTAATAATTTTCCCGATTATGTGAAATTGTACAACTATGGTGAATTGGTTATTGATGTGTCTGGATGGAGATTATCAACCGAATACAACAGCGTGATCGAGAATTATATATTAGAATCTTATGTTTTAGAACCTCATGAACAGGTTACAATCGCATCAAATAATGATGGCTTTTATGATAGTGATGGCAATAATTATGTTGTCGGTGCGCCCGAACCCGATGATCAATTGCCATACACAATTTCCGTGTCTAACCTTCTTTTGAGATCAAGACGTATGACGATCATACTCTCGCGCCCTGGGAGGTACCGCAACCCGTGGCGTGAGGTTGACCGCGTCGAGTATGATGAAGCATTAGGGTGGCCAACCGCCAGTTCAAACGACCGCCTCGCCGCCGTCGTAAAAAATCCTACAGCGGATAGAAATGATAGTAATAACTGGGAATCAACTATTATTAATGGAATATATATGTATACCAGAGTGAACTTCGGGACAATAGTAGATTATATGTTGTTCAACAAGGGTACAGTAGGTGAATCATTTGCTCTAGTTCCTTCATTTATCCAAGGTATATATTATGGATACATATCTATCGATGCCGAAGTGAATACGGAGATTGATATATACGAAAGTGTTGAAATAGTCAACGGCGCACCAATCTTTTACTCACGACTCGATAATGAAGAAAATCTCTTTCAGGATGGACGAATTATATGTGGCCTGCGAAATTCCCGCAAAAGTTTTACGTTTGAATGTTATCCAGACACAAGCGACATAAGCGACCCAAGTTTTTCCATTCACCACGGAGCAAGTACATTGACAACGAACGTAGTATTTAATGATTTAAGTATAGTAAATAGTTATTTTGATATTATTGTTACAGCTATTGACAATTTCAATAATATTGATTCAACAATGGTACGTATTTATATTACTTTACCATCATTGAGTGGTGGTAGATGATGATAGAGTTGTTGGTGATGGTAGAGTCTAATTAAGTTAAAATCATTAAAAAAAAATAAATAATTTGAATATATGACAGAATTTACATTATTAAATGGATTATTAATTAAATTGTATACAAATAAAAATTCAACAATTTTTAATTCGGGCGCTTTAGAAGTACAAAAAAATATAGATGTTAATGGAATATTTGGTTTAATATATGATGATTATGATGTAAAAGATGAGCTTAAGAAAAAATGGGAAAGAGAATATAGAGATATAAAAATATATACAGTAGCAAAACGAAAAAAAACAATAAGAATGGATTCAAAATTATTGTTTGCAAATAAAATGAAAGAATCAATATATACACCAGTAACTTATTTAAAGTTTGAAGATATACCAGAATCAACAGATAAAAATACCTTATTTTTTATAAAGAAAGATGGAAGTACTGGATCTAGACATGTATATATATCTAAATATCAAGATTTATCAAATTGTATTTCAAATATAGATTGTGCTAATCAATATATATTACAAGAATCTATGGGGCAACCTGATTTATATGATGAAAAAAGATATAAAATTAGAGTTCATGTAATTTTACATAATAATGAAGTATATTTACATAAAAAAACATTTGCGACAGTAAGTTGTGAAAAATATTCCGTTGGTGGAATAAAAGATAAATTTATTGGAATTAGAAATGAAGATTTACAAAAAATGAATGTAATATGTCAAGCAAATAGTGAAAAATTTATATTATATAATGAAATAGATAATTATGAATTAATTGAACAAAATATAATATTAGCATTAAAAGATTTTAAAACATATTATACAAATGAAATAAATACTATTGGGGATAGAGAATTTAGTATATTAGGCTTTGATTTTGTAGTAGATGCTGATAAAAATGTTAATATTATAGAAATAAATCATAGATCAAATTATCATCATCCAAAAGAAATTAGTAGTAAAACAGATGATTTATGTATGAGAGATTTATTTATATTATTAATAACAGGAGAAATAGAAAAAACAGACTTATATAAAATATAATTTATTGATTAATTAATTTATGATAAATATTTTTAATTTTTATAAATGATAGTTTTTGTGTTGTAGATAAAATGTTTGGATCAATAAATTTAAATAATTTATTACAATAGTTTTCAAATGATGTATTATGAGAGAAGTTATAATTATGATATTTATTTTTATGATATAATTGTTGTAAGATAATTTTATAATAAATATATTGTTGTCTTCTATTAAATTTGATATCATTAAAGATATTAAATTTAATATATCTATTAACATATTTTAAACACATAAATACATCAGTATACCCTAGATATGTTGTAATTTTATGAATTAAAATATCAGGTAAATGATCAATCATTAGTATTTTTTATATGTATAAAAAAGTATAATAGATCAATTTTTTAAAATAAAGAAATAAATAATATGAAGACAATATTGCCATCAGAAATTTTAGACTATATATTTCAATTTATAAACTTTAATAATATAACTAATAGATTAAAGTCAATAAATGAAGATAAAATAGAATTATATATGTTTTTTATAAAAAATAACATGAATTCTTATTATGAATCTGCCCACGCATCACATAGAATGAAAATATTAGAAGGAGAAAAGGAGAAAATATTTAGAAAATGTTGTATAAGATTATTAATATTTAATAATTTTGTACAAAGCTGTAAGATGTATTATGTAAAGGGAAACAATGGATTAATTTTATCTAAAGAAGATAAAGTATTGTTTAAGAATAAATTAAAATTGAAAAATTGAAAAATTGAAAATAATATAAAGTATTAATCATAATAATAGAATTATGGATTTATCAAAGAAATATCAAAAAAAAACTAATAAAGAACATATATTATCAAACCCAGATACTTATATTGGTTCAGTTGAAAATGTAGAACATATTGATTATATATTTGATGATGAATCTAATTCTATTAAATCCTCAGAAATTCAATTAATTCCTGGATTATTTAAGTTATTTGATGAAGGAATTGTAAATTCTAGAGATCATGCTATACGTATGATGACAGTAGAGGATGAAGATAAACATAATGTTAGTAAAATAGAAGTTTCAGTTAGTGATGATGGTACTATTTCATTATATAATGATGGAAATGGTATAGATATTGAAAAACATCCAGAATATAATATTTGGATCCCAGAAATGATTTTTGGCCATTTAAGAACAGGAACAAATTATAATAAAGATGAAAAAAAAATAGTAGGTGGAAAAAATGGTTTTGGTGTAAAATTAATTTATATTTGGTCAACCTATGGAGAGTTAGAAACAGTAGATCATCGTCGTGGATTAAAGTATTCACAAAAATTTACAGAGAATTTAGATAAAATTCATGAACCTATTATAACTAAGAGTAAAGTGAAACCATATACTAAAATTTTATTTAAACCAGATTATAAACGATTTGGCATTGAAAATATTTCAAAAGATATGTTAGCATTATTAAAAAAGCGAACATATGATATTGCGGCGGTTACAACTAGAAGTGTAAAAGTAAAATGGAATAATGTACATGTCCCAGTAAAAGACTTTACTGATTATGTAGATATGTATATTGGAAATAAAAGTGAAAGTTCCCGTGTATATGAACAATGTAATGAACGATGGGAATATGTTATTGCCCTATCTAAAACAGATGAGTTTAATCAAGTTTCATTTGTTAATGGAATTTCTACATCTAAAGGTGGTAAACATGTAGAATATATTTTAAATCAAATAATTAAGAAAATTGTAGCATATATTCAGAAAAAGAAAAAAATGGATGTAAAACCTGCTGCTATTAAGGATCAATTAATGTTATTCATCAGATGTGATATTGAAAATCCAGCATTTGATAGCCAAACAAAAGATTATATGAATACACCTATATCTAAATTTGGATCTACGTGTGTAGTAAGTGATAAATTTATTGAAAAAATTATAAAAATGGGTGTAATGGATCAAGCATGTGAAGTTACAACAATTAAAGAAAATAAATCAGCTAAAAAGAGTGATGGGAATAAAACAAAAAATTTAAGAGGAATACCAAAATTAGTAGATGCTAATTATGCTGGAACAAGTAAATCTAATTTATGTACTATTATATTTTGTGAGGGAGATTCAGCTAAAGCAGGAATTATATCTGGATTAAGCAAAGAAGATAGAAATATTTATGGAATTTATCCGATGAAAGGTAAATTATTTAATGTTCGTGGTGAAACTGTGAAAAAAATAAATGAAAATAAAGAAGTTATTGAGATAAAACAAATTTTAGGGTTAGAAGCAGATAAACAATATAATACATTAGAAGATGTTAAATCTAAATTAAGATATGGAAAAATATTATTTATGACTGATCAAGATTTAGATGGTTCGCATATTAAAGGATTATGTGTTAATCTTTTTGAGAATCAGTGGAATTCTTTAATTAAATTAAATATTATTGGTTTCATGAATACTCCTATTCTTAAAGCTAAAAAAGGTAACCAAGAATTAAATTTCTATAATGAAAATGATTATTTATATTGGAAAGAAAATGTTATGGTAGGAAATTGGAATATTAAATATTATAAAGGATTAGGTACTAGCTCTAGTAAAGAATTTAAAGAATATTTTAAAGATAAAAAAGTAGTATATTTTAGTTATACAGATACTTGTAAGGATAATGTAGATATGGTATTTAATAAAAAACGATCTGATGATAGAAAGAATTGGTTATCAGAATATAATAGAAAAGATGTTGTTGATGTAAAAAAATCTAGTATATCTTATACAGAATTCTTCAATAAGGAAATGAAACATTTTTCAAAATATGATTGTGATCGTTCAATTCCAAATTTAGTAGATGGACTTAAAATTAGTCAACGTAAAATTTTATATTCGGCATTTAAAAAAAATTTAGTTCATGAAATTAAAGTAGCACAGTTTAGTGGTTATGTATCAGAACATTCATGTTATCATCATGGAGAAGCTAGTTTAAATGGAGCAATTATTGGCTTAGCACAAAACTATGTTGGTTCAAACAATTTAAATTTATTTAAACCAAATGGTCAATTTGGTACTAGATTAAATGGTGGTAAAGATAGTGCTAGTGAAAGATATATTTATACTCAATTATCTGAATTAACTAGATTTATTTTTAGAGTAGAAGATGATCCTATTTTAGACTATTTAGATGATGATGGAACATTAGTAGAACCTATTTATTATGTACCAATCATTCCTATGATTTTAGTAAATGGATCAAAAGGTATTGGCACAGGGTTTAGTACCGAAATTTTATGTTATAATCCAGAAACAATTATTAATTACTTATGTGATTATTTACAAGATAAACCATTAGAATATACGTTCATTCCATATTATAAAGGATTTAAAGGGTCTATTAAGGAAATAACTGAACATAAATATTTAGTTTCAGGCTGTTATGAGGTAAAGAATAATGAATATGTATATATTACTGAATTACCAATTGGTTCATGGACTGATGACTATAAAAAATATATTGAAACATTAATATCAGATCCAAAATCTGATGTAATTGATTATAATGATCTAAGTACTGATACAGTTGTTGAATTTACTATTAAATTTACTAAAAATTCTGTTTCAAAATATAATAAAGAAGAATTAGAAAAACTTTTAAAAATAAATACAACATTAAGTACTACAAATATGAATGCATTTGATAATAATGAATGTTTAAAACAATTTAAAAATCCTGTAGAGATAATTAATTCATTTATCGATATTAGAAAATTATATTATAAAAAACGTAAAGATTATATCATATTAAAACTAGAAAAAACATATTTAATTTATAAAAATAAATGTAAATATATTTATAATATTTTAAATGATATTATTGATCTAAGGAAAAAATCTAAAAATCAAATTATAGGCATCTTAAATAAGTATAATTTTGACATAATTGATAATGATAATGACTTTAAATATTTACTTAAAATGCCTATGGATAGTGTTTCACAAGAAAATATAGACGATTTAACAAATAAATTACATAGTATTGAATCAGAATTAAATAAACTTAAATCTACTACTATAAATGAATTATGGTTAAATGATTTATTAGAATTAAAAAAACATTATATTGTTTTTAATAAAAAAGTATTATAAAATATAATTAAATGTGCATATAAAATAAGAATACATATGACAACTAGAGGTAACATATTCAAAGATGTTGATTTTGTAGGCATAGTTAAATCAACATATAACTCAATAGCGATTGTATTTACTCCCATAACTAATCTTTTTAGTTTTCCAACAGATGTAATCTCATTATTTAATAAATTTTTATATTTAATGAAAGTTATAATGTTGCTAATTTTTTTATTCATAGTGGCTGTTTGTATATCATGGTTTATGCATTTAGATCCTAGACAAAAAATGGTTTTATGGTTGTATTTGGTTCTAATTTTATCAGTACAATTTTTAGCACAATATGGAATGATACCTTGCGCTGAGTTACCTAAAAAAGATGGAGGCGGTTGTACTAGTGGAATAAGTGCTATAATGAGTATAAAACCTCCAGATAAAGCTAAATATAGAGAAAAATTTCTTACTAAATATTTAACTCCAGGGTTTCCAGAAGTTGGTGAAACAATTTTAAGTGTAGGATTATCTAATATATTTTTTATAATATTTATAATAATTATTAAAGGTCCGTGGTGGAAATTATTAGGCGATCCCAAGGATAGAGAAATTGAAGATTCGCATGATCAAATTAATAAAGTTAACGATAAATTAGAAAAAACATTTGAAGACATAACAGAAATTAAAAAGTCAATATCTATTTAAATAAAAAATAGAACCTTACATAGATTATGAAAGTTAAAAAGAACTAGATATTTAACTGTTTTCATAATAATTTATGTCATTATTAAAATATAATATATCTATATTTTAATATGGATTCTTATAGTCCAGAATATAATATTAAAAAATATAGTAAAAAAACTATTAAAAAAATAATAACATCAACTAATAAAACAAAAAAAAAATTTAGTGACATAAAACATATTATAGATTCTGATGGAAAAAATATTTTACATATTGAAAAAGATAAAAAAAAAATAAAACAAATATTAATTAACAATATTATTAAATATTATAAAATTAATCCAAAAAATATTATACCACCAAGACAGTGTTATAGTAATTGTTGGTTCAATGTTTTATTTATGATGCATTTTATAAGCGATAAAGGTAGAAAATTTTTCGAACCCTTGAGATTACTAATGATAAACGGAAATTATGATGAATCATTAATAAAGTCTACTCGCATTCAAAAATTTAAAAAAGCATTGTTTTTATTTAATATTGCAATAGATTCTGTATTAACTGGTTCTAGTTTTGCTAAAAAATTAGATACAAATGAATTAATTACATATATTTATGACAGTATAAAAGTTAAAAAAAGTTGGATTAAAAAAAAAGGTGAATTTGGAAATTCATTAGATTATTTTTTAGCATTAATGAAATTAATTTATAAACAAGAATTCATCCACTTTCTAATCTTAAATAAATTTATAGACGTAAATAATATATTATCTATTCCTAATACTATTAAGTTATCATACTTACCTGAATTAATAATTATTGAAATTTATGATGAACCTAGTAAAAAAATTACTAATAAAACTTCTAGTATTTTTATTGAATATGATTATAAAAAGTATACATATACCTTAGATAGTATTTGTGTAAGAGATATATATAAACAACATGTAGGCTGTTATATTACTTTAAATAAAGAAGATTATTTTTTTGATGGCGATTCTAAAAATAGAATAAAAAAACAACCATTTAATAGTAAAAAGTTATTAAATAGTAGTAAAATTGTAACATTTGATAAAACTTCTGCTAAATTTAATTTAATGTCTGGTTATCAAATTTTATATTATTTTAGAAATAATTAATCTAACATATATATATCTTATGTATAATCAATCTGGTGGTAATGTAATATGGCATAATAATTCCAGCAATTCAACATGGAAAGAATTGCCAGGCCAAGAATATTCAGTATTAGAAAAAAACCTCTTAATTAAATTAAATGCTATACCTAATATTACTAGTGTTGTTACACGTGGTCGTTTTAAAGGAAGAGTAAAAAAATTAGATACCTGGTGGAATAATCCATATACAATATATCCTATGACTACATCTTTTCATGATCTAATAAAAGATAAGAGTTTTGATTATATTGCTCAAATTTCACTTGATTTGAGTGAAATAATAATTAGACGTCAACAAGATAGAGATAAATTAATAGAGTTAACTGGTGATAAAGCACATGAAAATTATCTTAATTCATTAATAAATGCTAGAGAATATGTTAGAAACCTTTTAACTGAAATAACAAGAAAAAAACATTCAACTACAGAACATATACGATCTCCAGTAAGAATAGATTCTAAAATTTCTCCTGAAGAATCTACTAGATTATCTCATCATGATACTGGTAATCATCATGATACTGGTAAATTATCTTATTTAGCACCTGAATTTGTTCCTGGAAATACACTATCAATCTCTAATAATTTTATACCTACGCAACAATTTCATTATCCTCATTTACATCCTTCATTTGATTCTTCTTTATATGATTTATTTTATGATCCATCTTGTAATTGTTATTATTGGTTAAATAAAGTAACAAATGAGGTAATTTATGTTAATTCATATTTTTAATATGAAAATTTAGGTAATTGCTTTTCTATTTTATTAGATGTTATAATTGGTCTATCCATTAATGTATATATATTATTTTTATCATTACTATATATATTATTACTTACTAATAATGATTTAATTTCGTGAATTCCGTCTGTTAACATTTTACTATTCATATCACTTAAATTAGTAATAAAATAATATTTAGTATAAATATTTGTCATTACTAATGTTAATACATCTTTATTAATCTGATATTTATTTTCGAGTTTACTTGTTATATTATTTAATAAATAATTTATATTTTTTATGTTAAAATATTGTTTTTCTAATTTATTTCTTTCACATGTATTAAATATTCCGTCTCTATAGTCAATCGGATTATTAGTATAGGGGTTTTTATCGAATAGTGATAAATGAGATGGTGTTTGAATTATATTTTTATTTGACATAATAATATATAATATATATATATATATTATTATTATGGATATTACATATATAATAATTTTAGCACTATGTTTAATACTTATATTATGCGTCGTTTTATATTTAATATTTATGGTACCAGTTGTAACTAGTGGTAATATAAAATATGTAGATTGTCCTGATTTTTGGGTAAATACTAGTAAAATTACAGATTCCTCTGACAATGTCGTAGATGTGTCCGCAGGTTGTTATGTTACAAATACTTCTTCATGGCATAACATAGGTAAATGTATACCATATGAAAGTGGTGGTGTTTCATATTTAGATTATTGTGTTCACGATTCTAATGCTCATACTCTGACGAATAGTCAATACGCCAACAATCTTGCTAATAATTATTATGTAGGATTAGATTTAGCTAGTCTACAACAAACATCTGATTGTGATAAATATAGATGGGCAAAACTAAATGAAATTTCATGGAATGGTATATCTAATAATTATAATTTAATTAATGGGTGTAATTCAAAATAATTATATTTAAATCGATGTATGTTATTTATATAAAATAAATTTTATATATATATATATAATGAATAGTCTATATAAAATAATTATTACAGCAATAATTATTATTATACTATTTTTTATATTATTATTTCAAGAAGAAATTAATGATTTTTTAAAGAATATATTAATATCATCTAGTAATACTACACCAAGTGATTGTCCAGATTATTGGATCAAATATAGTAAGCATAGAAACAGCACAGGTGATGACTTTAAATATGGTTGTTATATTGATGCTAAAAAACAACCAGATGTTGTTTATAATGGAGGAAGATGTAATTATATAAATGGAGTAAGAACTAATTTTGGTAATATGCCAAATTATTGTGATGTTTCACAAAGTAATGCTATTGGTGATAATTTAAATCTTAGTAATACTAGATCTGGTATACAATTAATAGACGGATGGCAAAGTTTTTTTAAAATGGAAAATTTACCTGCTGTAGTTTCAATAGCTCCACAACAGCCTAAAACATGGGTTCCTGGAAGAGATACAGATGGTGTTGATGCTAGTTCAAATGATCATTTAGAACTTAGATATGTAGTATTATATAAATATACTGATCGTCAGGAGGTTTCTAGTGGTTCTGAAACTATAAGAAAATATACTCTAGCTAATGATAATGTAATAGGTACACCTATTAGTTTATATGATGCTGAATCATTTAGCGGACCTTCATATACTATTACAGGCGTAGAAGCTTTTAATACACAAGCAGCTACTATTAAGAATAATTTTGGATATAGTTCTAATTTAGATTTAGATTATCCAAGTAATGCTCTAGACATTGACTTAACAAAATATTATAAAAATATTTATAAATGCGATACAGATAGATTGAATACTTACGCTAATACCGGAAGCGAAGGTCTAAGTACACGAACGATAGCTTGTCCAACTACATGGAGAGCGACTATACCTGATTTACCTGTTGATACAAGTTATGTACTTATTTATATTGGTGCATACCCTGAAAATTACGTTAATTTTACACCAGATAATAGTGGCGCTTATGTAGTAAGTATATATGATAAATTAACAAAATCATATATAACAAAAGAAATAGCAACAGTTCTACCATCCAATCACTCAATTTATTTAAAAAATGCTAGTGAAACTGGTGATGGAGTTGATTTTTTAGGTAATGTAGAAAGTCAACAAAATGATGGATCTAAATCTTTATCTGATTATGGTCCCCGTTTATATATTGGATATTTAGATATATATATACCATATTATGATCCAGATATTAATACAGATGGATCGCATAATACAGTAGCTGGTTATGAAATGAGTGTGTTTGATAAATTAAATTATTGTCAAAAAAGAACTTGGGCTATGAAAAATGATATACATTGGTCAGGTATAACAGACAATCCTACTTTAAGACAATGTAATTCAAGCGATTTCTTTTCACCTGTTAATTTTGATGTGTCGTTTTCTTTAACCGCAACACTAAATGATGATTGTTTGTGGAGTGATATCTCTAATAATTTTTATAATAGTAATAAAGAACTATGTGTTACTGATTCATCTGACATATTAATAACATCGATTAATACTGTATCAGATAGTTTAAGCTGGGCTGATATTACTAATTTTTAAAAAATGAATATATTATTTTCATATATATAAATATATATATGGAAGATTTTAAAGAAAATGTTAATTATATAATTCTAGCAATATCACCCTTTATTGCTTATTATATATATTATGTAATTACTACAGAACTAACACCTACTAATTTTCCACCTAGAATAGCACAGTGTCCGGATTATTGGGTTTATGATAATTCTAACAATAGATGTTTTGGTAGTGCTTATCCTAACTATAGTGGAGATATTAGTAATTATACATATGATACTAATGGTAATTATGTATATGATAATAGTGGTACACTAACAATGAGAAGAGATGTTAATGATACGAGTTTTAATTTTAACACAGGCGATATATCAAATGCTAGTATTCATCATATTACTAATACTAATGGTAGACAATTTAATTATATTGATTTTGATTTATCATATAATACTTTGTGTGACAAATATAAGTGGGCAAAAAAACACAAAATAACATGGAGTGGTATATCATCTTTAGATGAAGATCATTGTATAAATACATCTAATATTGAAGAACTAGATAATACAAAGAATTTATTAGATGATTATAGAGATTATAATGCACGGCATAAAAATAATTTCAAAAATGAGGACACGTGGCATAATGATAGATCATTATTTCGAGATACTGAGTATATTAAAAATACATTAAGTTACATATTACTAGGTACTATTTTAATAGGAATTATTGTAGCTATAAAAGTATCTGTTTTTTCAGGTAACTCTGATAAAAATAAAGAAACAAATTATAATTCTGTATATATATTTTTATTCATATTTGTAGTTTTGATAATAAATCAAATTATTTAATATAAAAAGATATGTTAATATTATTAATAATATTAACATGGAATATATCGATTATGATGAAATATTGAATCGCAAATCTATTGCAACTGTCATACAAAAAAAATTAGAAGAAATAATTACTAGTGATGATGTAACATGTAAGAGAGGAATATATATACACGGAGAGTCGGGTGTAGGCAAGACAACATTTATAATAAAACTGATAAAAAACTTAAATTATGATATAATTTATTATGATGGTAGTGATTTAAGAAATAAATTTTCCATGGAAAATATAGCAGATAATAACATATCTAAATATAATGTGTCTAAATTATTAACTGGTGAACATAAACGAATAGTTATTGTTATGGATGATATTGAAAGCATGAATACAGGTGATAAAGGAGGTATAAATGCTCTTTCAAAATTAATTAGACCAAAAAAAACAAAAAAACAGAAAA